GCGGGGCGGTATCGAGCCGTACCACGCCCTAGGAAATAGATGCCAAAATGCCCAAGTGACTGCAAATTGTTGTCGCACAATACTTTACACCAAATTTCGCCAGAGCCGGTGTTCCACGTGAAACGCTCGAAGCCCTTGACTGGCATGGGTTTTGTGCCCATACGTAAAACCATGAATCGACCGCTTTTACCCGCGACTCGCCCCGCCAACGTGCGGGGCTTCGGAGATGCCGATGGCGCCGTCATCGCGCACGCCGGCCGCTACTCGCGCGAGTGTGTGTTGCTCGCGTTCGAGATGATCGGCGGCGTTGAACGCATGGCTTCGTGGGCTGACCGGAATCCTGAGCTCTTTTATACTCGGCTCTTTACCAAGGTCATCACGCGGGAAGTGGAAGTGAACGCCGGGCAGGGGATTGAGGATTTGCTTGCGTTGCTGGACCGCGGTGGGCATCCTGATAACACATCACACCCCACTTTAGATGCGGAGATCATCGATGAATGAGGGACAGTCCAGCCAGCAAGAGCAAGCCGACGCGGATGACCGCACGTTTCAGGATGCGGTTGCCGGGCAAGCCAGCGATGCGAAGCCCGTAATGCGTCAGGGCGAAGAGATCGGCGGCCCCACGGCCGCGCTCGATCAGGAACACATCCTACAATACTTCCGGTATGAGCATCTGCCGGCGCATCTGCAAGAGATCTCGCGGCCGTTCGGTGAGCTCGCGCAGAACGTGATTATGAAGCAGCCGCGCAACCCTGAGCGGTCGGTTGCGCTGCGAAAGTTGCTCGAATCGAAGGATGCCGCCGTCCGCGCGGCGCTCGCACAATAACCCAATAACAGGAGCCGGCTACCATGGGCATACTCTCACTACTCGTCATCCTCATCGTAGCCGGCATTCTGGTTTGGGCGATCCAGACCTACCTGCCGATTGCTCAACCGTTCAAGGGGCTCGCGATCTTCGTTGTCATCCTGATCGCGTGCTACTTCCTGCTCAAAGCAGCCGGCATCGCGTGAATGAAATCACGCAGCTGACGCAGCGCAACGCGCTGGTAGTGTTACTGTTAGTCGCAGTAATTCTATCAGCGTTTGCGTTTGTGATTTGGCTGTTGCTGCGCAACCGAGCTGAGATCAAAGACTTTATGACCGACTTCCCGACGCAGGGCGGCGGCGTGGTTGTAGCTCTCACACTCATCTTTTTCACTGGGCTTGTTGTCATCGTACGGCTTGCGCTCGGTGTCGAATTCCCCGATGGCTATGAAACGTGGATTTGGGCGCTGATCGCTCTAGCCGGTGTTACCACTGCCGGCATGATCGGTAAGCGCGCTACGGACTTCAGGTACAAGGAAGCCGGCCGAAGCCCCAGCCCGGTTACTGTGCAGGCGCCATCCACTGTTACGGTTGAAGAAAAAGAGGTTGGATGATCCCGCGGAAAGCCTACTGGATCGGCGGCGGTGTTGTAGCTCTCATTTTAGCCATTTCTCTTTGGTTCGCAGCTCATAACGCACGGATCCGGCGCGAAGCCGTTGCCAAGGCAGCGACCGAGCGGTTGGTAAAGGAACGCCAGCGCGTTGACTCAGTTAACGTTGTGCTGCGCGATTCCTTGCGTATCGAGCGCGTGCGCACAGATACGGTCAAGATCGTGATTACGGCCGCGGCTGAGAATTACCAGCGCGAGCGGGGCAAGGTGGATCTAGCTGCGCCACAGCCTGCAGGCGTGCCGGCCGGGCATGTAGTCGTGCCGGTCAGCTACGTGCAGGCAGCGGATTCCGTGGCGAAGCTGGTTCCTGTGCTCACCAATCGCATCGAGAGCGAGCGCATCACGTACGAAGCGCGCATCGATGGGTTGGTTCGAGCTGACAGCCTGAGCCGCGCGATCAATGAGCAGTTGCGGATCCAGATAAAAGCGGCCGGGCCGGGCGTAACAGGCCGCTTGAAGTGGGCGGGGGTTGGGGCATTGGTTACACTTGGAGCTGTCGCAATCCTGAAAAACTGAGGCTCATATGAAAGTACGGTGCACAGCTAACGCGTTGGTCATCCGAGCGCTGCCGGGCGGTGTGGATGTGAGTAAGCGGCTAAAGCGCGGGCAGATTGCAACAGCTGTCGGCATGTCGTTCGATGAAAACTGGCTTTACATCACTAACGATGAGCTCGCAGGCTGGGCATCGCGGCAGTATCTCGAAGAGGTTTCCGAAGATGAGCCCGATTCCATCAAGCCCCGCTGGATCGGCGCGCATGAAAACAATTTCCGCACTGGCCGGCACAACGACATGAAGCCTGACATGATCGTGATTCACGTCATCGAAGGCACGTTGAAGAGCTGCGACAACTGGTTTAACAACGGCGATGCCGGCGTCAGCGCTCATTACGGTATTGGGCTAAGGCGCGAGCTGCATCAGTACGTGCGCGAAGAGGATACCGCATACCACGCCGGCCGCGTGCAGGGCGCAACAGCTCCATTGGTCAAAGAGCGCAATCTTAACCCGAATTACTACAGCATCGGAATCGAGCACGAAGGCACGGCAACTAGCGAGTGGCCGGATACGATGTACGAAGATAGCGCGCGGCTGGTTGCTGACATCGCGAAGCGACACAACATCCCGCTCGACCGCAGACACGTGGTTGAGCATCACGAAATCTACGCGCCGAAATCATGTCCCGGCCGCGGTGACGTAGATCGTATTGTAAAGATGGCGCGGGCACTTTAGGGGGAAGAATGGCTAAGAACAAAGATAAGGATGCTGACCGGGGCAAGGGCGCACAGTCAGGCATCGAAAAGACGGTGCGGAAAACGCAGAAGGGCGGCGGCAAAAAGAACGGCGGCAAGTCAGGAACAGGCGGCGCATCACGAAGCGGGATCCGCAAGTAGTGACTGTCATCGCTTGGGACGGCGCAACGCTCGCCGCAGACAAACGCGCTGAGAACAGCGGTCACGCTTACAGCGTTACCAAGATCTTTGACTGTGGCGATGCGTTGGTCGGAGTTTGTGGGCATTTTGCACGTGGCTTAGCCATGATGCAGTGGTGGAAAGACGGCCGCGATCCTGCGAAATTTCCGGAAGAGCGCGATGGCGACTGGGCAACATTGCTGGTTGTGCATCGCTCAGGGCTAATCGAGCGCTTCGAGTCGCGTCCAACACCCATTCCGGTTGAGGCACCTTTCCACGCTGCCGGCAGCGGCCGTGATTTCGCAATCATGGCGATGCATCTAGGTCACGATGCTGTGAAGGCTGTTGAGTTAACATGCGAGTTAACTGTTGAATGTGGAAACGGCGTTGACTCGTTGAGGTTTGAATGAGCTCAGCAAATGATCAGCGAACGTTAGAGCTGTTAACCAAGTATCGCGCAGATCTGAACGCCTACGCGCGAGACTGCCTTACCATTCGCGACAAGCAGGGAATGGTTGAGCGATTCCCCGGCTTCAATTCCGCTCAGAAATACACGCATTCGCAGCTCGAAGCGCAGCTGCAGCGCATCGGCAAGGTGCGCGCGCTAGTGCTGAAGGGCCGCCAGCAAGGCATCTCGACTTACACAGCCATACGCTTCTATCGCCGCGCAACACTCTACCGCGGCACGAACGTTTACATCCTTTCGCACGAACAGCGCTCAGCTGATCAGCTATTCAAAATGGTTGATCGCTTCCAGACCAATAACCCCATCGCCCCGCATGTGGGCGTCAGCAACGTTAAAGAGCTTGTTTTCGACAAATTAGACAGCTCCTACACTGTTGCAACTGCCGGCGCGAAAGCGGGCGGCCGTGGCGGTACTACGTCGCTGTTTCACGGCTCAGAAGCCGCGTATTGGGAAAATGCTGCAGACCACTTCTCTGCATCTGTGCAGACGGTGCCTGATGTTGAAGGTACTGAGATCATTTTGGAGTCAACCGCGGCCGGCGCGAGCGGTGAGTTTTACGAACGCTGGCAAGATGCAGTAGCGCAGCGCGGTGATTACATCCCGATTTTCGTTCCGTGGTTCTGGCAGGAAGAGTATGTGCGTAAAGTGCCTGATGACTTCGAGCTCGAAACTGAGCCCGGCGACACAGGCATCAGTGAAAAAGAGTACGCGCAACTTTTCAACTTGCCAAATGAGCGCATGGCATGGCGGCGGGCTAAAGTTGCTGAGCTGCGCAGTGTGCAACGCTTCGATCAGGAATATCCCGGTTCGCCTGACATGGCGTTTCAGAGCGCGGATACAAAGAAGAGTTTCATTCTTCCAATTCAAGTGCTGCGCGCACGCAAACGTAAAATCGAAACGTCTGCAGGTCCGCTGATCATCGGCGCGGATCCATCAGGACCGGGTAAAGATCGTTTCAGTGTTGCGTGGCGACGTGGATTCAAAGTTGAAAAAATCGAATACCGGCAAATGCCGGAAACGAACGAAGCCGTGCACTGGCTACGCTCGATCATCGATGATGATCAACCTGACCGGATGTTTATTGATCTCGGTAACATCGGGCATGCCATCGTATCGTTGCTGAAAGCGATTGAAGAATTAACGCCGGATGGCCGTCGCTACGCGGAAATCGTACGTGGCATTAACTTCGGATCTCCAAGCCAAGCGAAGATGGCGCGGCCGAAGGTTCCCGGCCCGAAAAACCGCCGCGCAGAGATGTGGGACCGCTCGCGAGAGTGGCTAGATCTCGAAGAGGGAGTGAGCGTTCCGGACTTAGACATGCTGCAGGCTGATGCGACCGCGCCACGCATTAAACCGTTGCTCAACAACGATTTCCTCATCGAGAGCAAGGATGAAATGCGCAAGCGCGGGGTACGCTCGCCTGACCTGTGGGATTCCGTGGTGTTGACATTCGCTGAGCTCGAAAGGATAGTTTCGGGGGTAAAGGGCGCCAAAACGCCGCGTAAATCGAGCAACGGTCAGAAGATGCCAGCTGGCACGCGTACTGCGCCGAAATCGCCGGTAACACTACCGGGCGGCACTGACTCATGGATGGGTTTGTGAAATAGATGGCTACCAAAGTTGAATTAGCCGGCCCTTCAGTCGCCGGGATTCTCACTGAACCGTCAACGAACGGTGACAGCGATGAGAAGCCAGCGAAGCGGAAGCGCGAGAAAAATCCGCCGAAGCCGACGCCGCCCAGCGATTTTGAAGATGAGCAGGAATTTCTGCGCTACATGCGCACCACGTATGACAAGGATCTCGAAGCGGATCAACAGAACCGCAAAGAGATGACATCCGATGCGCGCTTTGTAGCCGGCGATCAGTGGGACCATGCTGTAAAACAACGCCGGGATAGCGCGAGCAAACCAACACTCACAATCAACAGACTGCCGGCATACGTCGCACAGCTGGTTGGGAATCGCCGGCTAAACGATGTAGGTATCAAAGTCATTCCGGACATGGGTGGCACTAAGCAGGTTGCCAACATCCGTGAAGGGCTCATCCGCAGCATTCAAAAAATCTCGCGAGCTCAATACGCTTATGATAAGGCGTTCGAGCAGCAAGTCATCGGTGGGCTTGGTAACTTCCAAGTGCACCTAGACTATGCACACGATGACGTGTTCGAGCAGGATATCCGCATCGTGGCGATTCCCAACCCCTTAGCCGTTGTGTGGGATCAGAACAGCGTAGAACCTAGCGGCGCGGATGCGCACCACGTGTTTGTTACTGATCGCATGTCACGGCGCGACTTCAAAAAGAAGTATCCGGAAACAAATGCTGCAGACTGGGCGACCGGCACGGAAACCACGCGTCATTTCGGATGGGACACCGAAGATGCAGTGCAGGTAGTCAGCTTCTGGCGCATGCGCACGAAAAAGCGCGTTGTAGCTATGATGCAAGACAGCTCGGTGCAGGATGTGACGGATCTCGATGAAGAGGAATGGTTCGATCTGGTTGCGGAAGATTCGGCCGGCATGCCGATGATCCGCGAAGTAAACCGCCGTTACGCACAAATGTACCTGTGCACGTCGCAGGATATTTTAGCCGGTCCGTATGATCTGCCCATCACGCGCGTTCCGGTGTTCCGCGTTCCCGGCTGGGAAATTCTCATCGAAGGCGACCGCATCCGCTGGGGCTTGATCCGGTTCCTGCGCGATCCGCAGAAGCTGCACAATTACTGGCGCAGCACGATTGCTGAGAAGCTGGTTGGAGCTCCCAAGCAAAAATGGGTTGCCGCGGACACAGCTGTTGAAGGCCGCGAAGATGAATGGCGCCGCTCGCATCTGAGCGATGATCCGCTGTTGATCTACAACGCCGATTCTGGCGCGCCGCCCAACCGTATGCCGCCGATGGAAATGGAAGCGGCTTTAATCGAGCAAGCCGGCATCGCTGCGCAGGACATTCGCGACGTGAGCAACATTCACGAAGCGTCAATGGGTCAAGCGTCTAATGAAGTCAGCGGCCGTGCAATTACTGCGCGGCAGCGCGTTGGAGAGCTGGGCACGGTCATCTATCAGGACAACCTAAACATCGCGATTGAGGAAGCCGGCAAGATCATCAATGAGCTGATTCCTTTCGTGTACGACACGCCGCGACTGATAAAGGTTCTCGGTCCGGATATGTTGACTGAAAAACAGGTGAAGGTTAACTACACGGAAGATCCTGAAAGCGTTGACATTACCGCTGGTAAGTACGCCGTCACAGTGACGACTGGACCGAGCTACACCACGCGCCGCGTAGAAGCACGCGAAGAGATGATGAGCATGGTCAACGCAATGCCGAATACGATGGCAATCGCCGCTGACAAGATCGTTGAGGCACAGGATTGGCCGGGTAGTGATGAAATCGCACGCCGGCTGCGCTCGCAGCTTCCTGCCGGTATGATCGCGGCTGAAGATCTCACGGAAGAGGAACAGGCCGCGCAACAGCAACAGCAACAGTCAGCTGAGCAGCAACAGCAACTGCAGCAAATCGCTTTTGAGCTCGAAGTAGCTGAGAAAAAGGCGAAGATTGCGCAGCTCGAAGCGCAAGCCGCTGAGTCGCAGGCACGCACGCAGGAATCACTTGCGCGCGCAGAACAAGCAAAGGCTCAGGCAGCTAGCCTGATCGCCGGCATCGAAACTGACCGCGTTTCGACCGCGGTACAGATCGCGGATTCACTAGAGCAATCCGCCAACATTGGCGCTAACCAAGGAACGTAACCGTGGCCGAAGAAAAGACCGCGCAAGAAAAAGCGGAGAGTGAGATTGCGACTTTCACAACGGAAGTTTACGACCGCGGTGAGCCGGTTGTTGAAAAGCCGCCAGCGACTCCCGCGCCCAAAGAAGGCGAGCAAGGCGAGCCGGCACCAAAAGAAGGTGAGCAACCGCCGCCACGGAAGAAATCCGTTCAGGAACGGATAAACGAAGTTACGCGTGCCCGGCGTGAAGCTGAGCGGCGCGCGGAGAAGGCGGAAAGGGAGCTGGCGCAGCTGCGCGCAACGCAGCAACAGCCGCCGCCGAAAAAAGAAGAGCAGCCGCCGAAAGAGCCGGCCGCGGGGGAAGAGGATCCGAACGCCCCCAAGCCGGATGATTACGAATACGGTGAGCTCGATTCTCGCTACATCCGTGCGCTTGCATCGTATGAAGCCAACAAGGTTTTCAACGAACAACGCCAGAAGGATGAGCAGTCTCGGCAGACGCGGGAGCAGGAAGATCGGCAGGTAGCCGCTCGCGAAGCGTTTGAAGAGATGATTGACGCGGGGGCAAAAAAGCACGAAGATTTTTACCAGAGAGTTGTCATCGATTCAGAGGAAGGCAAGTGGCCGCTCTCTGAAACGCTCGGTGAGCTCCTACTTGGTTCGGATGTTGGCGATGACATCGCGTACCATTTAGCCACAAATCCCGAAGAAGCTGATCGGGTATATCGCTCTTCTCCTGTGGAGCAAGCGCGCTACTTCGGTAGGATGGAAGCAAAGTTCTCGGCAGGGCAGGCTGCCGCAACCGGTGATACCGGAAAGCCCGCACCGAAAACCCCAAAGGCGCCCGCGCCCATTGAAAGTGCGCGTGGAGCTGGCGGACAATTCCACGCTACCGCGGACACGGATGACTTCTCAGCATTCGAGCAGCGGGTAAACTCAGGGAGTAAATAGGCATGGCTAACACGTTTCTGAACGCAAAGGAGTATGCCAACGTCATGCTCCTATTGCTGAAGAATCAGCTGGTAATGGGCCGGCTGGTGGATGGGAAGTTTGAGAACCGGGTGACGGATGAGAACGGCTTGACGATTTACGTCAAGCGTCCGCCCCAGTTCATCGCGAAAGACGGTGCAACGCTCGCTGAGCAGAGCATCGCAACCGGCAGCACGTCGCTGTCGGTGAACCGTTACCGGAACGTTCACATCGGTATCGGAGATCTCGAAGCGGTGCAGAGCTGGAATGCGCTGCTCAAAAACGCGACGATGCAGAGCGCTGCCAGCACGCTCGCGCACGATGTGGATCTGTACCTGCACGAACAGTTGCTTTCGTTCGCGTCACACGTGGGTACAGTCGGTGAGTCCATCAAGACCCCTGCGCAGACGTTCAAGGCGCATACGCGTCTGATGGATCAGGCAGTGCCCAACGCAGATCTCAGCGGCATCATGACGTTTGAAGATGCCGAGAACGTGCGCGCTTCGTTGATCGGCAGCAACATCGCCGGCACGAACAAGACCGCGTTGGAGCGCACGCGCATCCCGCTGCTCAGCGAAGTTGATTTCTACGCCACGCAGAACGTCAAGACGCTCACGACCGGCACGCGTTCGAGCGGCGCGGGCGCGATCAATGGCGCGGCGCAGAACGTCAACTACGTGACGGTGAAGGATCAGGATTACCAGACCATTGCCGTTGACACGCTCGGTGCAGGCGGCACGGTCAAGAAGGGTGAGATCTTCACGATTGCCGGCGTGTACGCCGTCAATCCGCGCACTCAGCAGACGCTGAGCTACCTGCGCCAGTTTGTCGTTGTCGAAGATGCGACGGCGGACGGTGCGGGCGCGATTCCGGCGCTGAAGATCTGGCCGCCCATCATCGTCGCAGGCACTGGCGGCGCAGAAGCGGACACCAACACGGCATTCGCCACTGTCAGCGCAGCGCCGGCTGACAATGCGCTGATGACGTTCATCGGTGCCGCGAGCACTTCGTACCTGACTCGCGCGGTGTGGAACAAGCAAGCGATCCAGCTGGTTTCGGCACGCCTGCCCACGCCGATGAGTGACACATCCAGCTTCGCCACGGATCCGGAAACCGGCATCTCGATTCGCTACTGGCGTGGTTCGGATATCGCGACCGGCCGGCACATCCATCGCTGGGACATGATCTACGGCGCAAAGACCATTGATCCGCGGCTGGGCACGCGGTACAGCGGCGCGCCGTACGCAGTAACGGTGAAGTGATGTTGTAACAGTAAGCGGCTCGGTTCGCAAAGCCGAGCCGCTTTTCTTTAACTCACAGGTGCATCGATGCAAGAGTATCCGAAGTGGATGTACGGACCGAAGGGCGCGGATGGGCAACCCCAGTCGCGCATCTTCAACAAGGATGATCAGGTTCCGAAGGGTTGGGAAGATCATCCGGACAAGGTGAAGGAACCGGCTAAGAAGCCGGAAAAGCCAAACGGCGGTAAGAAGGATCCAGTTGAGCCGGGCAAGCCCGAACAGCCGGAACCGACGCCGGAAGAGCGCGCTGCAACAATCAAAGAAGTGCGCGAAGCTGCACAGGCGGCCGGTGTTGAAATCGAGCTCAGCGATGATGCGACGGTCGAAGAGATCAACGCCGCAATCGACAAGCTGACGGCAACGCAAGGGAGCTAAGTCATCATGGGTACTCTGGTTTCGGAGATCGTGGTACAAGCGTTCCGTGAAGGCAACTACACGGCCGTTGGTGAAAGCACAACAGCGGAAGAAATGGCGGAAGCTGTGCCACGGCTCCGAAACCTGCTCTCTTCGCTGTTGGGTATCGAGCTCGGTGAGCAGTATCGCGATTGGTACGTGCCGCAGGAACACAACCCTGCAGCTCCGCTGCGCTATCCGCTGACGCCAACAGGCACTGGCGAAACAAGCAGCGAGCCGTGGGCATACCCGCCCGCAAATTCGCGGTTAGTGGTTAAGATAACCGACGCGAAAACGGTTTACTTCCCCGCATATCCGAACGATGGCGCGCGCATGGCGCTCATCGATACCGGATCCACAGGGGCCATTACGTTGCACGGAAACGGCCGCCTAATCGAAGGTGTTGCATCGATGACGGCTGGCGGACCTGTAACGCAGTACAGCGGCAGGAAGTGGCTGTATCGAGCTGATCTAGCTAACTGGATCCGCATTGATCAGCCGCTGACTTCAGCAAGCGAATTGCCGTTGCCGGAAGAGTTTGATGACCTACTCGTAACAGGGCTGGCTATCCGACTCGCGCCGCGGTTTCAGGTTAAGGTGGATGAAGTCATCGGCGCTCGGTTTGAGGATATGCTTGGGCGGCTAAAGAAGCGCTACAAGCAGTCTGAAAAAATGCCGTCAGCACAAGAGCTGCGTCAGGTTTTCAGATCTGAAGGGATCTAGCCTATGCCGAATATCCCGCTGGGAATTGGTGCGTACAACCGTCCGTACGGCCGGCTGCCAGAGATTCGGATGGAAAACCGATTCTTTGAGCAGAATCCGGTTGGTGCGGAAAAGGTTGCGCTGCTATCGCGGCCGGGCTCGGATCTGTTCTTAGAAGTTGGCGACGGTCCGATACGCACCATGTTTTCGCAGCCCGGCGTCTTTAACGGCGATCTTTTCATCATCTCAGGGCAACAGCTCTACCGTCATGATGGCGCGGTTACAACGCCAATTACCGGTGTGATTTCAGGAACCGGCTTCCCGGTGATGACTGCGATTGCAATTCCGGATTGGGATGCTGTGTTTATCACGAACGGTGTAACCTTGCAGTATTACGAAGGTGAAAGCCGCTCGACTAGCAAGCTGACTCGAACCGGTGCGATTGCTGCTAACGATGTGGTTGAGATCGGCGGCACGTATTACAAGTTTGTGTCAGCGAACCTAGATGCCGGCCCGCCTGACGGCACTGCCGGCGCGCCGTGGTTGGTCAAGCTGGGAACCGATGATAAAACGTCGCTGAGCAACCTAGCTGACGCGATCAATCTCACTGGCTTAGCCGGCACTACGTACAGCACTGCAGCTGACGCAAATCCGGATGTGCGCGCGTTTGGTTTGACCGAAACGGAATTCCAGATCCGCGCGCTGGTAGCGGGGGTAGGCGGTGACGCCATCACGACAACGGAAACCAGTGCAGGGCTTGCATGGACCGGTGGAACACTCGATGGCGGTGGGGGACATGAGCTCAAACAAAGCGTGGTGCCTGACAACGTGCCGATTGTAGATCTCGCAACGCTCGCGAGTCACATCATCTGCGTGCAAGGTCTGTCGCGTAAATTCTTCTGGATCCGGCCGGGTGAAGTGGACATTGATCCGCTGGACTTTTCGAGCGCTGAAGCTGAGCCGGATTACATCGTTAACGTTGTTACGGTGGGCGATCAGTTTTGGCTCTTCGGTCAATCGAGCTCGGAAGTGTGGTACGCGTCCGGTGATGGCGACCAACCTTTTCTACGCTCGCAAGGCCGCGCATTCTCGCAAGGCGTCATTCCCGGCACAGTGGCTAAGGTTCACGAAACAATCATCGTGACCGGGCAAGATGGTGTTGTTTACAGGATCGCTGGCGGCCCTGAGCGTATTTCTCATCACGGCATTGAAGAGAAAATACGTCTGTGGCGCGAAACGTTGTAACGTATGCCAGCGCCGCTGACGCCCGCATCACTCGACGTTGTTATATCGGCGTACAACCTAGCTGCAGCTAGCTGGGCTGCATCGGTTGGCGCCGATACTTACACGCTCGAAGTTTATAACCCCACAACGACAGCATGGGCCGCGCTGTTATCTGGCATCGTGGCTACAGAAACCGACTGGGTGCCGCCCGCTGCAGTGCGCGGGCTTTCCGGTGTTAAGCTGCGTGTTAAAGCTGTCAACGTTGATGGCTCTTCCGGTTGGCGTGAAAGCGTTGAGTTTGTCGTACCTGAGTTTACCGGGCCAGCTCCCGTAGTTGAGCCGGGTATTGAGACAACGCTTGTTACGTGGGCTAGCAACGGCCGCGATGTGGAAGGTGAATACTGGGACGGTAACTTGTGGCGTACTTTGTTCGCTGCTCAGGCTGATGAGTTTTACGAGTGGGACACATCAAAGCGGAAAGGTGCCGCGGTCAAGGTGCGGCTGCGCGCGATTGCCGGCTTAGACGTTAGCAGCTGGGTTGAGAGCTCGGCTTTTGCTTTAACCGGTAAGTACAGCGGCAATCTGTGGCGCGCGCTTAAATCGTTCAGCTCGCTCGAAGTGCTGTACGAAATGAATGACGTTAGCGGGGATCCCGCGGATACATCTGGTAACGGCCGTGATGCAACCTTCTCAGCGATCAACAACTATCAACAGACTTCCATCATCACTAATCGGCCTAATGATAAATCTGTTCGCAGAATCTGCATTCCGCCTTGCGGTTTCGGCTCTGCGATAGCTCAAACAGGTGGGGCTTGGTACAGCGATCTCATAACGCTGATCATGTGGATGGAGCAGATTGACCCTTACTCTGGCGGCTCTGCATCTGCGCATTTGCAGTTGGTGAATCGTGGCTACATCCATGGTTCTAACACAGGCGATCCGCGTAACCTTCGTTTGTTGGTTAACGGTTATTCTAGCGTAGATCTCGGACTGTGGCCGGCCGGTCCTGATCATATGCTGACTATGGTGATGCCGCCCGGCGTGGGCGCCCGCGTTGTTGCGTATTACGATGATGTGGTGAAGCACTCGGCTACGTACAACACAACGGCCGCGGTAGATCATCTGCGCCTTATCTCTACAGAACAGCGTGAAGGCTATTTCCAAGGTGCTGCAGCGTTCAGTGAAGAGCTCGACGCACTGCAAGTCAGTTGGATCAAACAAGTATCAGTAAACCCGCCAAATGAACCGCCATCGCAGCCGGGTCCGTTCACTGCGCCGGTTTCGATGCAAACGTATGACAACAGCGTGCCGGTTACGTTCGGCGCATCTGTAGATCCTGAAGGCGGCGCGGTTACTTATCGGTTGGAATACTGGGATCCGAACGAAGAGACATGGAACGTCATCAGTGATGATTGGGATGCTGCGACGTGGGACACTAGCGATATCGTACAGGGCGATGGCTTTAAGCTGCGTGTAATTGCGCTCGATGAATACGAAGAGGAATCGACGCCGCGCGAGAGCGATCCTTTTAACATCCTGCACACACATCCCGGTGCAACAAAGCCGACTGTGGATTTCGTTGGTGCCGGCGCGACTTACATCTATTTCGTGGCTTCTGATTTCGTGTCAACACATCCCGGTGCGACTGTGCGGCGCGCTCACTGGCGCTACGCAACAGATCAGGCGATGACCAACATCATCGTTTCATTTGTGACGGAAGGCCCGAATTGCCACGTAGGCGTTAACCCACGTGACATTAGTGCTGCAGGCGGCATTCAGCTTTTAGGGGCCGATGTGGATGTGTGGGCTGATATGCGCTATGAGGATAACGTTGGTGTGCTCGGAGCTCGCAGCACGCCCGTTCGCGGTCGTTCAGCCAAGATCCATTCGCCGGGCGCTCGACAGATTAAAATGCGTGACAGCTCGAACAATCAGCGGCATGGCGAGTATGGCATCATTTCCGGCACGGATGGATCCGCTGTAATGAATAATGGCGCAGGCGGCTCTGGCTTCCGGTTTCCCGGCGCGTATTTGAGGAATGCACCGACAGGCGCAGCCGGCCGCTACGATGATCCTGACGCGTCTGAGCAGCTGCAGGGGCTAGTCCGAGTTGCGGCCAATGATCCTAAATCGCTCGGCTCTGCAGCGCGAGCTGATGGCTTGAAACGCACACTGGCTTACACTGCAGGAAACGGTGAAGCGTGCATTGTACCCGCTCGCGCGGTTTACTCCATCACGCCTGAGTTTGGTGTGTTAATCCGGCTTTTCATGCCGCGTGCGCTCACATACCCTAATCTGCGTTACGGTGTGTGTCAGCTGGGCGGCTACCTGCGCATCATCATGCAGAATCAAAGACTGTGGCTAGAAGGCTATCGGGGCTTCTACTACGGGTTTGATGCCGGCGCACCTTGTGGTACTAACCCCTACATTCAAGCGTTCGGTTACGACTGGCGCCCGCGCGGCGGTGTTGCAATCGGTACAGTGCCGATTGGCGAGCTCTATACGCTGCGACTGTGGACTAAATCAACCGATGCGTATCCGGATGGGCAGGCGGTAGCTGCAGGCGAAGCCGGCCGCACGCGCATTTATAATGGGTTGGGGCTAGACTCTGACATCTATCTCAACTTAGCTACCATTCAAACCGGCTTTACTTGGTCGGAGATTCGAGTGGGCCATTGCTGGCCGGGCACGCCAAACATGGCAGACGGCACGAACACATTTCCCGGCGCTATTGTTGAGCTCGCGGGCTGGCGTCATCCGGAAGTGCGGTATGACACGCCGGCTAAACCGTGGATCGCGGATCAGACAGACGCAGTAACAGCTGTTGAAGTTAAGAATTCGCCGGGGTTGATGTTCTACTATCGGTTGCAGGATCCTGATGCGCCGGAAGAGCCTGATATCTTTTTCGTGAATAGCGAAGCATGATTTTAACGTTTCGCTCATCTGATTTTCTGTCGCTGTCGCTGAATAATGTGCCGCTCGATCCTACAACGTGGCAGGCTACACGTTGGGTTGTTTCGACGGATGAAACGTTCGCGCCTGAAAGTCTTTTGCTCGATACGTGGTTTTATGGCGATTACGCGGGCTCGCCTTGGACAACGGCGCAGGCGTTAGCGGACAACCCCAACATCAGCGCGCTGACGCTCGATGAGATAACGTTTGATGCCGGCGTGATTGTTGGTGAGCTCTACTTGCGGCTGTATCAGCGGGATAGTCTCGGCATCATCAGCGATCCCGGCGAAACAACGTTAAGCAAAGCGCTGCGACCGCTCGAAAGAGCGTGGGCGTTTTTCTTCGATGGGCATGTGTTCTATGTGATGAATTACATCCTGCAGCCGTCGCTGATTTACGATGTGGCTACGCAGCAATGGTACGAGTGGTTTACCAACGGCGTTTCGTTGCTGGGCTCATCTGAACCGTACTGGAATATGTTTCGCGGAGTAGTCTGGAAAGGGCGCACGCTCGCAGCGGATCTAGGTGCACCGAAGATTTGGGAAGTCAGCAATTCCCCGCTCGATGAAGGGGAGAAGGCTATTAAACGCCTTGTAACCGGGTTTCAGGATCATCGCGGGACCGCTAGTGTTCGGCAGGGATCCATGCGCATCACAGCGCGGAAGGAAGATCCGGCAGAGTCGGCAACGCTCACAATGCGGTTCAGCGATGACGGTGGAAATACATGGAGCACTGAGCGCACGGTTGTCTTGGGCGCTAACAGCTATGCAAAGAACATCGAATTTCGTTCGCTGGGCCGCATTCGAGCGCCCGGCCGCATTTGGGAAATAAGTGACGTTGGCGGTTACGTAACAATCGCTGGCGCTGATGCTGATATCGAAGGCATCGAAGATCTTGAAGAGGCTGAGTCGGCCGAAGAGCTCGAACCGGCAGCCGTAGAGGATGAGCTATGAGAGCGTGGGCATTCCAAATGGACGGACACATCTTCTACGTGATGGATGATGTGAACGGTGACACCATGGTTTGCGATATGCGTACCGGTCAGTGGCATCACTGGTATAACGGCGCGGTTCCCGGCTTGTGGAACATGAAGGGCGGTGTGATGTGGAACGGCCGCGTAATAGCCGCTGATGCTGCGCTCGCGAAGATTTGGGAGATGGATCCTCACTCTATGCTCGATGAAGGTGTGACGCAGATTAGCCGCGTTGTAACAGCGTTCCAGCCTGTTCGCGGTAAGGCAAGCACGCGTGTTGGATCTTTCCACGTGACTGCGAGTGTTGGAGCTCCTACCGCTGTTGATGCAGAAGTGCGGTTGCGTTTCAGCGATGATGAGGGGAATTCATGGAGTGTTACGCATGTGCGCGTGCTCGCGACTGGAAACTTTGCACAACCGTTGCGCTATCGTTCGCTGGGCCGGCTTCGAGCTCCCGGCCGCATTTGGGAAGTGGCAGACACTGGCGGCTTGGTAGTGATTCAAGGCGCTGACGCGAATTTAGAGGAATAGAATGGCTGTTGCCGTCAAGGTTCCGCCTGTTGATCCGCTCAACCACGATGTACCCATCGTTGATGAGCGTGGCCGGCCAACGCCGCAATTTATGCAGCAATGGCTGAAGGCTAGAAACATCAGCCTTACGGTGGATGAGAGTGCGCTTGCTGTCGAAGATCTTTACGCGGCGCTGGCTAACAAAAGCGATATCGGCCACACGCACGATGAGCGGTATTACACTGAAGCTGAAATTGATGCGCTCGAAACTGAGCTCATCAATGCGATTGCCGCGGCGATGGAGAATACATCCGCGGTTAACGTTGGCGGTCAGTCGAACGTTTTCAAAGAGCAGGTTGGCGATGAGTTGCGTTTCCGCACGATCAAAGCCGGCGCCAACATCACGGTCACACAGACCGCGGACACCATTGATATTTCGGCTGCAGGCGGGGCGGTTCGAGCTAGCCCCAACTTTACAACGGCCGTTCTCGGTATCGGCGCGACGGAAAGCGGGGCATTTAACATCGCCACAAAAACGGCGATTCCGTTGGTCATCACAGCGGACAAAGCCTGTTATATCGTGCTGTATGCCTCTTCAGCTGCGCGAGATGCGGACGCTCGACCGCTGCCGGCAACTACGGACGCCAGCGCCGGCACAGGGGTTTTAGGGGAGTTTGCTTTTGGGGCTGGCGGTGGGACCATTCCCATCTCGCCCACAAATCCGTACTACAACCAGCTTGGCACAAGCACGAACATCTACTACCGTATCTATAACGCACAGGGCGTGGCTAATGCGATTACGGTGACTTTAACCCTGCTCCCGATGGAAGCGTAATGGCGACTCGACTCAGTACAACACTGTTACCCAACAACGCAGCTGTAGCTGATCTTCGCGCGTGGATTCAATTCATCCACGATCTAATGGTTACAACAGGCGGCTGGGTTAACACGGCGGATACCGGTCAGCTCGACATTGCTACGGCTGCAGCGCCCGGCGCAGCGAACACAAAGATTGGCTACAAGATCTATCGCATGGATGATGCGCTGCAGGCATCTGCGCCGGTTTTCGTGCGTTTCGATTTCGGATCTAGCTCGGTCGCAGCTCAGCCCGGCATGTGGGTTACGATTGGACAAGGCTCAGACGGCGCCGGCACCATTACCAGCATCCGTTACAACGGTGGAGCCATTGCCGCGCCGCCTATCGCAAGCGCGCAATCGCAATCGAGCGGTGCACACAACAGCTACGGATCCGCGGAAAACAACCGCGTTCAGTTTGCGCTTTTCGTAACATCCGCTGCGATCCGGCTGATGATCTTTTCGCTCGAACGCTCGCGCGATGCGAACGGTGACGTAACAGGCGCTGGTTTGTATATGGTCACGAAGGATGTAAACACTATCCTCAACCATTCACGCTACATCGCATTGGGAACGACAGCGCAGCCGCCAGCGGACTCTGGCGTGCAGTACGTGCTTTCGAGCGCCAATCCTTCAGGCTTCAACGGCAACGTTGGTGTGGGTATGCCCATTCCCATGGCGACAGTTGCACAGCCGGCAGCGCTGGGTTTGTGCGTGGTAATGGCGAACGACTACGTATCTGAGTCGTTCATCAAAGTTAGCATCTACGGTGCGCAGCGAACGTACGTGCAGACGTGGAACATGACAGTAGCGCACGGCAACACAGGCGGTGCGAACGTAAACAATCGTTGCGCGATCAGGTATGACTGATGTTTCCTAACATCGCTTCGCAGACCCAAGGCGTAACGAACGCCGCAACGGCAACGCACACAATCAACTTGCCGGCTGGTATTGTTGCGGGCGATCTCATCATCGCGTTTATCCAGAACAGCGCTTTTAACCAGACGGTTCCAACTGAGCCGGTGGGTTGGGAAGAAATCTATTACGAAGGCTTCACAGGCGGCGCTGCATGGCCCGCAACAATGATTGTCTATGCTCGCGTTGCAACAGGTACTGAAGGCGCAACGCTGACTTTCAATGTGCCGGGCGGGCTTACGACTACGCAGACAGCCTATGTTACTGTGCGCATCGCCAAGGATACTTTCGGCGGCGGCACTAACATCAGCTGGACAACCAACGCTGACTGGAATCACGCTCGAACAAACCCAACGAACGCTGTCAATCCGGATCCGCCGAACCTAGCGAGCGGCTTCACTGGCGGTGATGACACGCTGTGGATCGCAGTTTCGTGGCAGGAAGGGGCCGCTGTTGTCAGCGCGTATCCGGCAGGCTACACTGGCGGGGCTACATCCGGCTTAACTTCTGGAAATCTGAGCGTTGCGCTCGCTAACCGGAAAGTCACTGCCGCATCAGAAGATCCCGGCGTCTTTACCCGCGCTGCAGGGCGTTGGGTAGGTCAGACGTGGGCGATCCGCGGACTCGGTAACACCCCCAATGTGCAGGTCACTGGGCCGTACGTGCTCGATGATGGCACGGTTCAGGCGGCCGTCCCTTTTCAGGGGGTTGCTCCAAGGCACCACTACGCCCAAGTCGTACCCGAACCGGGCAGCGGGACGGCGGCGCCACGGCCCACATCCGGTCAAATTTGGCCGCGCGGTATCTGAAAAAGCTGTTACAAAGACTCTTGGCTTTTTTGAAACGGCTGCGACCGTGAGCGATTCACAGGCGAATGGGTAAGGAACCAGTGTTCGGTCTAAGCATCGAAGAGTGGCGTTTTCTCGTTACCGTTACCACGGTGCTGCTCCCCTTTATTGCCGGTGGGCTCATCTTTTGGCTAACGAAGTTTTTTGTACGTACACTAACCTTCGAGTCTGCTTTGAAAGCTGAAAAAGAGGCTCGCGAAAAAGCTGATGAATCGCGCGATAAAGAACAACGTCGCGTAAGTGATGAGGTTCAAAAGGCGCTGGGTAAAATCGAGTTGCTGGATATGGAGATCCGCAACACGCTGCTAGCTGTGCAATCAGATCTCGCGTACATCAAGGGCGGTCTTGATGCAACCGGCACTCTTAAACCAAGGCCGAAGGAATAACCCATGGGCTTCTTTGGTAAACTTCTGAAAGTTGCAGCGCCGATTGTCGGCGGACTGATTGGCGGTCCTGCAGGCGCAGCGATTGGCGGCGGTATCGCCGGCATGATCGGCGGCAACGACAAGGCGAAGCAACAGACACGTGCCGGCCAGCAAGCGGGTCAGACTGCGATGGGCGGCTTCAACTACATGCAGAATTCGCCAGTCGGTCAAGCCTACTTACCGGCCGGCGCTGCAGCGTTGCAGCAAGAGCAAGCGTTGCTCGGTATCGGTGGAGATCCGAACGCTGCGAACGCTGGCTATCAAAACTATCTCAATTCGATTGGCTTCCAAGGTCAGCTGAAAGCCGGTCAACAGGCTATTACAACCAGCCGCGCAGCATCAGGGTTGTTGGGTTCAGGTTCAACGATGAAGGCGCTGCAGGCGCACGGCCAACAGCTCGGTCAGCAATCGTTTCAAAACTATCTCGGCAACTTGCGCGGGATCTCGCAAATGGGCCTGCAGGCAGGTGGCATGATGGGTAACGCTGCATCGCAGTCATATGGTCAGGCTGCGCAAATGCAGTACGGCGCCGGTCAAGCAGCTGCCGACTCGAAGGCGAGTGGTTGGGATGCATTGCTGGGCGGTTTGGGCGCTGGCTACGATGCGTGGCAGGCAGGCAGGGCGAAGAAAACCGCTAAGGCATAGAGGGGATCATGGCTGACGGATACTACGGCGGTGCGCCCAATGCGTTCCTTGGCGGTATGGATTGGAGCGCTGCGCGCCGAGCTCGCGCGATCAAAGAGAACGCGCTTGCTGCACTGATTGATAAGTACGGTCCTGAGATCGCAGACCCAAACGCTGTTGCAACTGTGCAGGCGGTTGAGCAGAGCGCTGAGCTCCATCCGCTCGCGGTGCAGGAAGCACAACGCGTGAATGCTGCGCGCGCCGCGGCCGTTGCTGAGCATGGCGCCATGGCAGGCGATCCGAACGTGCAGCAACGCGACATTGAGATTGAAGAGCGTAACAACGCGCTGAAGCTGCAGGCTGGCCGGCGCGCAGCTGCCGTACTGCAGAAGGTGAAAAACGATAAAGGGGATCTAGGTCAAGCCTTCGATTTCGTGCAACAGGCGTTGCCGGCCATCGGCATCCCGCCTGAGCATTTAGCCACGTTGCGCGAAGCTATCGTGAATGATCCGGATTCCGTTGATGAGTTTGTCGCGCTGCTCTCAGATCCGAACGGCCAAAAGGCACTGTCAGGCGGTCAGCCGTTCTACGATGATGAGAGCGGCAAGCTGGTATGGGGCATCCCGACAGCTGACGGTAGCGTGCGCGTGGTGAAGGGTTTGACGCCGGCAACCGCTGCGCAGTCCGAAGAGCGGCTACGTCAAGGGCAGGAACGCCTTGGGCTCGGTTGGAAGAATCTGCAATGGGATCAGGTTAAGGAATTCCTTCCGCAACGGCAGGAAGGCGTACAGCTCTTTCAGGATGAGAGCGGACGCGTGGTTGCGGATGTTGTTCCCGGTTCGCCGGCTGAAAAAGAGATGCAGAAGAATCTGCAGGAAGCTGAAGCTGGCGACCGCAAGTTTATGACTTCGTTCGAGACTGCATCACAGCACGGTGATGTTGTCACAACGTCAGCGCAACGCGCGCTCGAATACTTCAGCGATGCGGATGCCGGCATCTTGCTGCAGCTGATCCGGACCGGTGCAGCGAAAGTGCCGGGCACGAAAGCGTACGAAGCTAACCGCGCGCTCGATGAGATCCGTAACAACATCGGTATCGATGAGTTGCAGCGTATGCGCCAGAACAGCCCCACAGGCGGCGCAATGGGTAACGTTTCAGATCGTGATATCCAGCTGTTGACCGGTGCGCTCGGTCAGCTCGAAGTAGCGCGGGATCCGGAAGTGATGCGCGAGAATCTGAATCGCATTGTCATCAACTACGGCAAGATCATCGATTTTGCACGTCAGGATGCAGAACGTGCCCGCTTCCGCTCGCAGCTGCGCGAGCAAAACCGCGGGGCATCGTTCGGTCCACAGCCGCGGCCGACGCCGAAGCGTCCAGCGTCTGAGCCGTCGCTAGATGACTTGCTCAACAAGTACGCGCCCCCGGTACGGCGATGAATGAGCTACAGCGGCTGGAAGCTGCGTTAAGGGCTGCCCACGCTGCAGGCGATGAGGCAGCGGCTCAGCGCTTCGCTACGGCGATCCGCGAGCTGCAGGCCGGCATGCCCGATAGCGTGCCGCCCGAGCCGGTCAAGCCCCCGGCGTTGGAGAAGGCGGCTGAGCGCCCCGTAGTGAGCTCAGGGGCCGGTAGGACGTGGGAACCTGACCCCCGCGTTGCCGGCCGGGAATTCGCTAAGAAGCGCGGTCCTGTGGGGGCTGTGATTCAGGGCGCCGGCAGCGCCGTGTTCGGGCTAGGTACTCCCGCCGCCGCGGTGGATGAGTATTTCCGCTCGCGCATGGATGATGACCCTGCAAAACGCACGTGGGCTGAGTCAATGGAATTCGCCCGCGGTCTGCGTGAAGGATCCGCAAAGGAACATCCGTACGCGTATGGCGGCGGTTTCGTTGGCGGAATTGCTGCGAACATTAAAGCCGGTGCAAAGGTGTTGGCTAAGGCGCCGGCTGCAGTGCGTAGTGTGTTTACACTGCAAAAGGGTCAAACCGCACGTAACATCGCCCGCCTGAGCGCAAGCAGCGCGGCCGTTGCCGGCACAACCGCTGGCATACAGGAAGGTGTTGAAGCGGTCCCTACTGCGACTGCAGTCGGTGCGGTTCTCGGTCCTGTTGCTGCCGGCGCAACGCGTGGCGCTGTGGCAGGCGGCCGTTACGTAGCCAGCAAGATCAGCCCCGATAACGCAGCAATCCGCATTCTCTCAAAGAGACTTGGCGAATCGGCTGACGCAATCGCTACGCGCTACAATGAGTTTGTGCAGACCATGGGGCGCAAGCCGCGGCTGGTTGAGATCATGCGCCGTGAATCCGCGGAAGAGATGGGCCAGATCAGCACATCGAAAGTTGGTGTTGAAGCCGGCCGCGTGTTCCGCGAAGCTGAAGAGGCTGCATCTGCATCACGCCCCGGTGAGCTCCGAGCTCAAATCGAGCGTGGCGGCCGTACAACAACGGTGCCTGAGCAGCAAGCGGACCTAGCCCCCATTACGGAAGAAACCCGGCGCGTTGTTGGCGGCCGTGTCCGTTCAACCGAGACTGCGCAGATCGCTCGACGCGATGCATCGATGGATCGAGCCATGTCACGTATAGGCGATCATTACGTGCACATGACTCAGGACATGAAGGATATCATTGAGCATCCCGACATTCAGGGAGTCTTGCCGGCGCCGCTGCGCCGTCGCATCAACGATGCGATTGAGCAGGGGATGGATCTCGGCTCGATTGATATTCCGGTGCGGACGTGGGAAATGATGCGGTACGAAATGGCTAAGCGCGCAGGCGGACCGGGCGCGAGCCAGATCTTTTCACAGTACCGTGACCGCATCCGTGACTACGTGAGCAATCGCGTCCCTGAGTACGATGCAGCGTTGAAGGAATTCGGCCGGCGCACGGTGGGCGCGGAAGCAACGACTGCAGCTGAGCGCGCTGTGGGCGGGAGCTCGCGCGAGTTTGCTGACATGATCCGCGTTGCCGGCAGCGAACCGCACAACGTGACGGCAAGAGCTACCAGCCGGGTAGGTGTGCGCAACTGGCTGGCTAACCAACTGGAATCGCCGGTATCTGCGAAGCGGGTAATGGATCGGCTTGCGCGAGACAATAAGCTGCGCGCGAACCTGCGCACTGTCATGTCACGCGATGAGATGATGCAGCTCGATGCGCTCGGTGAGCAGTACGGCCATAAGCTGAATATCATCGAAGGGGTCAAGGTCGGCTCGAAGATCGTTACCAGTGACTCTGATCGCTTCGCTGATGCTGTGCGTACGGCCGCGGATGTGCCGGGCGGAATGGTTGGAGCTCGAACCGGCGCGCGTGGGGCGTTAGCAGCTAAGGCTGGGGAGAGCCCTGCAGTTGCTAACACCACTGCGCGCGCCATGGCTCAGAATCCCGGTTTGCAAAGCAGACTGGTTACAGCGTTCGGCGGCGATGAGGCTGCCCGGCTGCAGCGTGTTGGCGAGCTCACAACCAAAGCCGGGCGCAACCTAGCTGCAGCTACCCCGCGGCAGACGGAAGCGCAGCTGCGTGCGCAGGCACTCGCTCAGGAAACACAAGAGATCATCGGCGCGGCCGTTATGACGCTGGGCCGTTCATCCGGCGCGTTTCGAGCGAACATCGCCAATAATGCTGTGCAGCGTATGCGCATGAGCAAAGGCGTTGCGAAGCGGCTAGCTGAGATGGCGGTGGATCCAGACCGTGCCCACATCTTCATCAGCCGTGTTCGAGCTGCCGGCGTGCGTGATGAAGAGCTGTTACAATGGTATCGAGATGCAGCCATCGCTGCCGGTGTGACTGCAGGGAGCTCAGTGCAATGACACCCCCGAAAAAGGATCCGCGCTTTCGGCCGCCCAACCCCCGGCAAGCTGCGAAGAATTACGCAGCGCTTGCCGCACTGATGCAGAGTGAAGGGCCGGCCTTTGGTGTGCGTGTCATTGATCCGAACGCCCCGCCTGAGAGCGGGCTAGACCGAGCTCGAACCGCCTACGCGGCCGAGCCCGCAGATCCGCGGTCTTACCCCATGCCGGGGCCGATAAACTGGCTGGCTAACATGACTGCAGCGGATCTAAAGAACGCGCCGAAAGGCGTGCGCAACTGGATAACCAGTATGGCTAAGGCTGTCGCTCGCGATCCTGTAACCGCGATGATGCCATTGCCGAAAGGCGGTCTGGTTGCCAAGGAAGCTGCGCGAGCTGCGAAGCTGCGCAAGTATTCAGCGGCTCGCGCTGCGTATGACAGCGAGCGGATGCAGAACGTCAACCGGTTCCTAGCAGAGAAGCGCACGCCCTTTGCGTTGGGGCTAGAACCGCCGCCACTTCGTTCGACGCCGGTAAAGCAGTACAAGGTACAGCGGGAAGGCTTCGGGCCACGTGTGGATGTTGTCGATGAAGTAGTTTCGCCGCCTGAAATGGTCACGCTCGAACAGGCGCGCGTTGCAGGAGTCATGGGGCCGGAAGCGTACCCGCCCCCGCCGTACCGCTTTACACGCAACGGACCGCGTGTAGAATTCTTTGATCAATAACCAACCAAGTGAGGTTCAACATGGCACAGACGTACGATACCGCCGCTGACCGCAGGGTGCTGCTCGATAATGAGCCGTTGAACCTGCGCACCTTCGAGCTGGTGTTGGTGGACGCCAACATGCTCGCAACCAAGCGTGTCGATTTCGACCGCACGCACGAAACCGTTGCCGATGTAATCGGCGGCGATGACTTCGCGCTGAATGCTGTGCGCATCGCGCTGCGTACGCAGCTGATTCGCCGGCCGCTGGATCCCGCCGACATGGCGCCGAAGATCCTGCAATTCTTTGCAGTGGATCCGAACAACAACGCGCTGGTTGACCGGCGCAACCACGGCATCCTCATCGAGAAGGTTGGGCAGGGTGAGGATATCGAAGAGTGGCTGTTGGTGCTGCTCAATCCGGATGAAGTGTGGAACATCGCGCACGGCGATGGCTTCTCCATGGAAGTGCAGACGGAAGATCAGGCAGCGAAGTAACCGCGCTCGCAGCGCGCAGCACTGAGTGTTAACCACGAAACATTAACGCCAGCCGGGAGTGACTGATGGCGAAGAAAAAGAAGGAAGAGGATGAGCGCCGCTTGTCGGTGGATGAGCAGCGCGCGCAGGATGAGGCAGACGGCGAAGCGGATGACGGCCGCATCATCCTGACCAACGATTCCGGTGAGATCAAAAAGGTCGCGCCGGAAGAGTGGGAAAACGAAGAGCGTCAGGCTGAGCTCTTGCGGGATGGCTGGAAGGAAATGGGGCTAGACCAAGTTGACTAGCTCGAAGTGAAGAGCGCCGCGGCAATCCCCCTTGCCGCGGCGCTTCTCATTTACTGCAGGATCCAGTAACCGTACACGCAGCGCCGCCGAACCGCGATGATCGGATTGCGCTTGGTTTTTGGATCATATGGACCGTGCTCGGTTATCTCGCGCTGGGGATCATAGGTATCGTGCACCACGCCGTTAATGACCGCCGTATAATGTCGTGAGACAGCGACAACCAGCCGCCCCATAGGCAGCTCGCCATCATGCAAGTGTACGGTGCAGCCACTTCCGATTTGCATCGTGGGAACCCATGTGAATCCGAGCGACCGCATGTAATCCTTAAACCATTTGCGGCCGGTGTTGATGCCGGCGCTCGCAGTGCGCCTGCCGGCTGTGCTCTTCTTACTGTGCTTCGTGATGCGCTGCCGCGCGTTGCCCATTGCCAGCGCATCGTAGATCTCGCCGTACGGCCGGCCGCTCGCGATTGCAATGGCGCGGGCTACACAGTCGCCGGCTCTGCTCTGATATCCCGCGGCGCGACGGCCGCCATCATCCTGAATGAATTTCATGGTTACGCCTGCACGCTGAAGAAATTGCCAAGCAGGGTAGCCTGATCATACCCCGCCATCACGCCGGCATCCTGCATGCGCTTCCACATGCGATCATCCACCACGTACCACGTTTCGCGTTGGTGTTTGAGATCTGAGTTAGGATTCCGAACAGCGATGATTGGTGCGTTGTTGCGGGTGCGAGTCCAGCGGGCTTCGAGTCCTGCGCTGCGCATCGTGGCTACGTTGTATTTCATGTGTCATCCTTTGTTTGTCGGCACTGCGTTGTGCAGTCCGTACAATTATAATATAACACATGGTGGCTAAAATGTCAAGTACCTGTTGTCACACAACAACTTACGGCACTTCGAGTTTGCCAACAATTTCGGAAATTTGCTCTTTGGTCAGCTCTAGCCACGCACTATCAATGGCGGTGTGTTGCAGGAACAGGTCACGTGCGACGTTAACATCGCCGGTAAGATCAACGCACGCCGGCCACAGCAATTCCAGATCTGCGGCGCGGCGCTTTTCGTTGAGTGCTCTAACTGCTTTGTCGAAGTGCATCAAACTTTGCGGAATTCAGTACGGTACTCGAAGATCCCATTGATGTTTTCAACGGTGTAGTCATCGAAGTACAGCGGCGCGTATTCACGCACAGCTCGAACAATCTCAGCGCCCAGCCGGCGTATCTCTTCCTCTGCTACCCGCTCGGTGCGCATCTCGATAACATGACGCCACGTACGCAGGTTGCCAGTCCACGTGCCGCGGGTTTCGAGCCCATGGGGAAGGATGTTGCGCGCCTTGCCACGTGCCCACTTCCTGAGCTCGACGCCTTCTAGCCCACGTGGGTTGAGCTCCATCAGCGTTTCCACTTCCGCATGGTACTGGCGGACCGCCTGTTTGGCGCAGGCGAGATGGCTGGTTAACAGACCGTATTCCTTCGTGCTCAGCAACGCCGGCTCTTTTTGCTTTTTCTCGTACAGCATCGCGTAATACGGTTCGAGCACAATACTGCAATCCTCTTCGGCCGTGTAACGCGTGCTGCGCTGCGAGATGGCTAGATGCCGGTGCCGGTTGAGCTCCAACGACAGCGCTCGCGTGATGCCGGTAATGAAGAGGCTGCAGCTTACGTGTTCGAGCACGCTGCCGTGCCGGGTTTGGATGATCTGCTTTTGATTCGCTTCATTGCTGCGCCCACTTTCGCCGTAGCTGTCGTAACAACCCTTGGCTGCGAATGAGCTGGTTTTTGTGGCATCATCGCCATCAGCCGGGATCTTGAAAACAGAATGCCCGCGGAATTGTGTGGCGGCGATGATCTCAACCGTTGGGCTTGTTATCACGTTCACGGTTTTGGATCTCCCGGTTTAAGTACCACGCGCCCTTTTTCAGATCTTCGAGCGGTGTTCCCTTATGGTCGCAACGCAAAATGTATTTCACAGCGTTGCCAAGATTGAAGCCGAGTTTGTGCGCTTCGATGATCTTGATGGCTTCGTATGGGTTATCAGCCCCGCCGTAGTGGGCGGGGTGATTAACCATTTCCTTTTTCTCTTCAGGCATGTTAATTCGGCTTTGCCTGTGCCGGCGTTTCGGTCTGCAGCTTCACATCATCAATGGTTTGCCGCAAACCTTTGCGCTCAACCTGCCGCTCGAACGAAGAGAGATCCACACCAACCATGCTTGCGCGGTGATAGATGTAATGTTCCCACCAATCGAGCCGCTGCGTATCCGGATGCGCGGTCAGGTTCTTTAGCCGCACATCGTACTTCTCTTCCGTAGTGTGACCGTCCCACGGCTTTTCGTACGCCGGCAAATGCTCGAACAGCTTTGCCTGAGTGTCGTGGTAGTGCCAGCTGACCTGACCGGTGGGCAGATCGATGTAAACGCAGCCGAACCATTCAGGATCCCAGCCTTCGATTTCCGTCCGTGCGATGCCGGCCGGGAATAGCTTGGTGAGCGCGAGCACAACCAAGTTACGCTCGAAGTACGCAACATCCTTTTGATGCAACGCGCGTTCGAGCTCAGTGGGAACAGCCGGATCAATGTCGTACCACGTCTTGCCGCCATCGTTGGAGAAACACGATGACTTGCGGCGGCTCTGCCATACCGGGCGCTGATCCGGTGGGGCGTGCTCGCTCACTTCCATCCATTCTTCCGGATCCGAAGTCAGCGGGGTGAGCACGTTGTAATGTGCCAGCTTGTCGAACAGATCCAGCGTCATCATTGCAGATTCGCCGGAATGGCCCTGCGCAGCGAAGTGATGCATCAGCTCTACAACAGCTTCAGCGATCATACCGCCGTAGTCAGCATCTGCATCGAACAGCCCGGCGCGCTGCAGCTCGCTGCGAGCATGGCGGACTAGGTTCGAGTCGCTTCCATCTTCGCGATGTTCCGGTGCGCGCAGGATCTCAACGTTGATCTCTTCGAGCACATCCATCGGCACATGCGAAAGGATGAGATGCATTGCGCGGCCGCGGTCTGAAATGTCGGCAACTGCAGCGGTCAACCTGCTCTGCAGCTCTGCGCGCTGTTGCATCACTTCCGTAATGCCAACTTCTACGTTGGCGCCGGCTGCCTGTGGCAGCTCATCGTTGTTATGCATCGCCCCGCCTGATTTGATGTACGTAATTCGCGCTGATGCCGTACTGCTCAGCGATGTCAGCGTAGTGGGCTTTGCTGCGTCGGATGTTGTCGCGATCCTTAGCCGTCAGCTTCCGGTTATGATCTTTCCCATCCCACTTTTTGTCCCGCCACGCTCGCGCAGCTTCGAGCGCTTTTTGCTTGCCCCCGAATTCGCTATCAGCGAAAAACTTGGGCGTGTAACCGAGCACGCGGACCCGCCATGATCCGTGCACTCGGCTGATGCGCGCGTTCGCGCTCCCCTTCGGCTTGGCCTTGGGCTTCGCCTTCTTTTTCTTCGCAACCATGTTACGCCGGCCCTTCCCGCATGCTGTTGGCGATGGCGGTGAGAGCTGCAGCGACTGCCACAGGCGGCAGCCCGGTCAGCTCGATCTTGATGCCCCCGCCGAAGTACCCATCCAGCGACCCCGCCCGAACGGCCGCGCTGGCGGGCTCGCTACGGGCCGCGGATCCGGACCCCTGCTCTGCAGCGTCGGATG